CCGCGAGGTGCGGGAGCACCCCGTTCTCACCGGTCCAGAACTCACGCTCGACCGCGCGGGCCTCGCCCGACGTAAGCGCCGCCGCGGCTCGCGACTGCGCCTGATCGGGCAGCAGGCCGACGGCCGAGCACACCGGCAGCGTGTAGACCGTGAACGGGTTCGAGGCCCGCAGGTCCATGTTCGGGGTGATCGGCTTGTCGACGCCACCCGTGGCCGAGCACGACTGGGTCGTGATGCTGGTCGCCTGGCAGGTGTCCGGCTCGAACCAGACGCCGTTCCGCCAGTGGACGTCGGCCTCGGTCAGCGACTGGGCGACCGACAGAAGACCGTAGGGAAGGGGTGCGCGCGCCGGCGCCTCAACGGGTAGTCGCAGCGGGTTGAGAGCCATCGTTGTGCACCTCCTTCCCTACGTCAGTCCGCACCTAGTCCTTAGACCAGGTTGCAGGTCTGGGTCGCCGGGCCGGTCGCGCCGTTGACGCAGAAGTTGACCGTCACGACGCGGGACTCGTGCCCGACCCGGGCCGTGAGCTTGCACTCCTCGGTCCAGGCCGCCGTGTGGTCGTTCTTCGCGTTGAGCGTGGAGTCCCGCACGACGCCGAGGTCCAGGTCGAGGCCGTTGCCGACCACCCAGGTACCCGCGGCGTAGATAAGGAACTGGATGTTCTCGGGCCACGCGGTCCGCGGGGTCGCCTGACCCGGGAAGTCACCGGAGCCGACCTGCCAGTCGCTGACGAACTGGACCCGGACCATGCGCTGGTCGAACCAGCTCATCATCTGGGCGTCGGTGACGGCGAGCAGGTCCTGGCCGGTGCGGTTGGCGATGTCGCTCTTGATGGCCTGCTTGGCCCAGCGGGGCAGCACGACCTCGAGGACGTCGTTGTCACACATGCGGTACCGCTCGCGGTAGTCCGCGACCTGCAGGCCGATCGCACCGAGCAGGCCGGTCGTGATCGGCACGTCGGTGCCGGTGACCGTAACCGCGGTCGAACCCGCGACGATGTCCGCGATGATGCGCTGGTTGATGACGTGCCGGTGGGCGGCCATCACCAGGCGCAGGTAGTTGCGGATCAGCTCGGGGTAGGCCGACTCAGTCAGGTTGCCGGCCGTGATGCAGAGGCCGTGACACGAGAGCCGCGACTCGCTGAACGTCGGGCAGGGAACCCGGACGCACGGCTTGGTGCCGGAGCCGGTGACGGCGGCGATGTCATCGCCCTCCGTCCAGAGCCAGATGTTCGACAGGACGTCGCCCATGGACGGCGAGACCGGGTAGCGGATGCCGCCGCGGGTGACGCCGACGGTCGGCACGTCGAGGATGCCGTCGTCACAGGCGATGTTGAAGAAGTCGTAGATGATCGTGGAGGGCGCGCACCAGCCGCCGGCCGCGACGAGGTGCTCCGGGTCGGAGGCCTTCGTCATGATGTCCCAGATCTGCTCCGGAGCGGCCTCACGGTCCAGGACGATGTCGAACTCGCGACGAATGGTCGCGACCGTGATGTGACCCGACGGGGTGGCGAGCGTCTTGGCGCGCCGATGCATGGCGTCCGTCAGGACGTCCAGGTTGTCGAACGCGCGACCCGCGACGTAGCTCGGGACGTCGGGAGCGGCGATGACCAGGGCCTCACGCCGCGGGTTGAGCTCGGGATCGGGCGCGCGGCGCCGGACCTCTGAGAGCGGCACGTTCAGGCGCCGGCGCTTGATGGCCAGGGTGCCGGTCGACGCGGCGGTCTTCTGGACCGGCGGGGCGATCACCGGCTTGGTTCCGGCGGTCACCAGCTCGCCCTCGAGAACCTCTTCATCGGCGGGCGGCACCTCGGGCTCCGGTTCCGGCTCCGGCTCGGGTTCAGGCTCGGGCTCCTCGTCGGTCTGCATGTGTACCTGGCTGGCCAGCTGCTCGACCTCGGCGGCGACCCGGGCGCGCTCCTCGGCGCGTTCGTCCAGTGCCGCGCGGATGCGGTCGATGCCGGTGGTGATCGTCCGCAGCTCGGCGAGCGCGTTGGCGTCGACGTCGCCGGCGCGGATGGCGTCGAAGGTGGTGAGCAGCTCGGTGTGCAGCGCCTCGAGGGCGGCGTCGTCGAGCTGGCTCAGGTCCTCGGGCACCTCGACGGTGTCCTCATCCTCGTCCTCGACGTGCTTGTCGAAACTGAAGATCCAGCGGGGAAGCTGGTTCGCGTGATCCATCGGTCCCTCCGGACTCGAGTTCAGAAAGCTCTCGAGGCGGGGAACGAGACCAGGTTCGTTCCTCTAGGCCGGGACTACGTTCCCGGACCACCGGCTGCCCTCACTTCGGACCGTGGATCACGCTACACGATGATCTTGATGCGCATAGTAGCACCGACGGTACTTGCGGTGCTACCACCGACTCGGCAGACCGGCGGTGTTGTGACCGCCGTGGTGCCACAACCACGTCTCTTCGTTGACGTGTTGGAACTTGGCTCCCATGTTCGAGAGCTGCATCCAGAAGTCGAAGTCCTCGCCCGAGCAGCCGGCCGCCGAGAGCGGTTCGGGGAAGTGCGCCGCCTGCGCGAGCTCGTTCCGAACCAGCGCCGTGATCGGGAACGTGTGAGGCTCCGTCGGGTTCCACTGCTTGCCACGGTTGCACGAGATCGGGTCGCCGCCGTTGACGACTCGGAACCAGGGCCAGACGACGTCCGCACCCACTTCGTGCGCGCAGCACAGAAGCGTCTCCAGGTGATGCGGCAGGAACTCGTCGTCATCGTCCAGGAACGCGACCCACTCGGTCTGGGCCTGCCGCAGAGCTCGGGTCCGGGTCGGTCCGGCGCCCTCCCGGCCCGTGTCGAAGGCGATCGACACAGTCGCCGCTGGGTGGGTCTGGCTGGCGATCGACGTGATCGCACGATGCAGCAGCGTCAGCCGCGGCGGGATCGAGGGGACCACCACGGTCACGTCATCGGACACCTGCTCACACCTCGGCTAGACAGACGGAACTTAATGTGATATATTGTAGCTATCGATGAGATCAGGACACAAGGAGTCGAGAATGATCATGGATGAGATCAAGACCGTCTGGCACCTGCGGGTGTTCAGCTACGACACCTACGGCTACGACAGCTTCGGCGGACACGAACGCGAAGAACTGGTCTTCGCGGACGAGATCTGGACCTCGAAGAGGAAGGCCGCCGTCCGCGCCAACCACGTACTGCGCGAACTCTTCAAGCAGCAGGTCCGGGTGCGGGACATCATGCAGGCCGAGCACCTCGCCTCCGGCGCGCGGTTCGGCGACCCAGAGCGAATCATCAGCATCCGCGAGCGCGTCCTCCGCGGCTAGGCCACGTCATACACCGAGGTCCACGGCTTTCCGGCCGTGGACCTCGTGTCGTCCAGGTGACACCGCCACGTGCGGTGCGGCACGTGCACGAACTTGCAGCCGGCGTCGAGCAGCCGCAGGTGACCTCCCCAGTCTTCACAGTCCGCGAGTGGCCACTCCACCGTGCCGGGCTGCGGGTAGCCGCCCGTGACCTCCAGCCAGCTGCGGCGAACCACGGTCGTGATCGGAATGAAGGCGTGCCGTCGGAAGTGCCGCTCCTGCTCGGGTCCGAACGGCACGCCCAGTGGGTGCACGAGCTCGCCGTCGACCTTCGTCGCCAGCGGGTCGGGTCGCTCGGGCGTCGCCTCGTCCCAGCCGACCAGCTCGAACCAGGGGTAGGCGAGCCCGGCCCGCTCTTCGACCAGTGCCGTGAGGCAGAGCTCGAGGTGCTCGGGCAGGAACTCGTCATCATCATCGAGGAAGGCGACGACCTCGGTGATCGTGGCGCGCCACGCGCGGTTGCGCGTCTCGGCCGCTCCGACTCCCTCGTGGTCGACCATCACGACGACGTCGTTGGCCCGGTGCGTCTGGCGTTCGACCGACCGCAGCGCCCGTGAGAGCAGCTCACGGCGCGGCGGGATCGTCGGGATGCAGACCGTGACCGACGGCAGCCTCAGTGTCCCGTCGCTACCCACAGCTGTCCGTCCTCGGCGGCGGCCTCGTGCACCCAGGGAAGCTGGCTGCTCGTGGTCGACGTGTGATGGGTGACGCCGACTCCCCGGAGGTAGCCGACGCCGTGACCGGCCGCGTTCATCTTCCAGATGAGGTCGTCGTCGCCGTACCAGATCTGGTACCGTGGGTCGACGTCCACCCACTTGTGCGGGTTCGCGATGAAGCACCAGGTCGCGAACATGTACCGGTTCCCCCTCTGGTGCGACGTGTCGACGACGTCGTGCGGCGCCCAGTCGCCCGGTCCGCACATGGGATCCGTCGAGATCAGACCGTAGTGCTCACGAACGTCCAGCGCCGCCGCGAGTTCGCCGACGAGCGGCCTCCGGAGAACGACGTCGTCGGTGACGCAGAGCAGGTACGCGTCGTGTTCACGCGCGTACTCGGCGGCCTGGTTCCAGCTGACGTAGATGGTCTGGCCGGGGACGTGCACGAGCTCGGGGTTTCGACCCCAGCGGTTCGGATCGTCGACGGCCGGCCAGCCCTCGACGAGTCGGATGACGCTCTCCGGCACGTGCTCGCTGTTGACGTAGAGTCGGACCCGGACGCTCACGTAGTCCAGGTCGTAGACGAGGTCCTCGAGGTAGGGCGACAGGCCGATCGTCGGCACGCACGCGACCATCCTGGTCACAGCAGCACCGGCGCCGCGAACGGCAGCAGCCAGCGTCCCCCGCCGGCCGTGTAGTCGAGGTGCTTCCGGATGATCTGCGGCGCGTAGTTCCACGCCAGGAGGAGGAACGTGCCGACCTCGGCGAGGTCGACGTCGCCGGGTGACACGATCGGCAGTCGGACACCCGGCACGAACCGTCCCTGCTTCGCGATCGTCGTGTCCAGCACCCGCGTGAGGTGCCGGTCATCGATCCCGCAGAAGTTGAGCAGTGTCGTGGCCTTCGCCGGGGCGCCATACCCGACGACCGGCTCTGGCGCCTGTGAGAGCAGATCCCGGAGCCGTTCACGGATCCGGTGAGTGCGTCCGGCGAAGCCGACGTACGTCTCGACCCGTCGCAGCCACTCCTCCTGGGCGAGCACGTGGTCACGAGTCGCCGACTCACGTCGGTCTCGACCGAGCACGACACGCAGGCTGCCGCCCTGCCGATCGGTGAGCTGCACGTCGTGAACGTGCAACCCCCAGCGCTCCACGGCCGCCTCGAGGCTGGACAGCGAGAAGAAGTTGCGGTGCTCGTGGTACACCAGGTCGAAGGCGTTGTTCACGAGTAGGTCCGACAGGTACTGGACCTCGATGAACACGACGCCGTCCTCCGCCAGCAGGTGCTGAACCCCGTCGAGCACGTCGGCGACGGACTCCACGTGAGCGAGTACGTGGTTCGCGATCACCACACCGGCGGGTCCGTGCTCGTCGCGGATCCGCTCCGCGATGTGTCGACCGAAGGGCTGAATGAGTACCTTGATGCCGCGTCGCTCGATGGCCTTCCAGGCCGGACCCTCCGCCGGGTCGACGCCGACGGCGAGACACTCGGCATCGGCGAAGTGCCGCAGCATGTCCCCGTCGTTGCAGCCGATCTCCACGGTCAGTCGCTTCGCGAGCTCTCCGTAGTCGCGCAGCACGTCCTCGGCGTACCGCTCGTGGTAGAGCGACAGCGGCGTGGACGCCGACGAGTAGAACGAGTACCCCGTGCCGAACAGGACGTCGTGCTCGACGACGTCGAGCAGCTGGACCAGCCAGCAGCCGGTGCACACGGCGAGCTGCAGCGGGTATGTCGTCGAGAGCTCGGATCGTGACGACGTGTACGCGTCCGCGACCGGTGACTGGCCTAGGTCGAGGAACAGCTCGAGGTCATCGTACCCACAGGCTCCGCACGAGGTTCGTCTCACGGGTCGATCGTAGCACCGGTCCACGCTCGCACGGCGTACTGCCACTGCGGCTCCCGGTCGGCGACGGGCCAGCCACCCTCGAGCTGCGCGATCGTGAGCGCGTGCACGACCGGCCAGCCGGCCTCCGCGACGAGCTGCGCCACCAGCGGCCCGGTCGTCTCCCAGAGGTGCACGTCACCGGCCCACCTTCCTGCTCCGTTCTTGATGGACTCGAGCGAGTGGTACGTGAAGTCGAACGTCCCGTCGGCGATCATCTTCTCGGCGACGACGACGTCGGGGCCGACCAGCACGAGCGTGCACCCGGCCGGGTCGGCGCACACGAGCAGCCGGCGCAGGAGACCGAGTCCCTCCTCCTGCGTGATGTGCTCGAGGAGGTGACCGGCGTAGATCCGCGACACGCTCCCGGGCTCCCACGGCAGCCGACCGGTCAAGTCGACCGTCTGGTCGTGACGGTGAGGGGTGCCGTAGTCCACGTTCACCCAGCCGTCGACGTAGCGGTCGCCGCAGCCCAGGTTGAGGCTCAGCTTCACGAGATCGGCTCCGCCGCGTAGTAGCCGCCCGGCACGAACCGCAGCCCGGTGTGCTTCGTCGGTGGTCCCTCGGTGTCGGGCAGCAGTCGCACGGGTAGGCAGCGGAAGTCGAAGCTCACCCGGCTGTGACCGGTCTGGTTGACGTAGTTGCCGTGCAGGCGCTTCGCCGCGCTGAACTCCACGACCTCACCCGGTCGGGCGACGACGCCGCGCAGGGCGTCATCATCGTCGGCCACCCAGAGGCTGCACGTGTCATACGCGGGCGTCAGTGGCAGCCAGAATGACACCTCATCCTCGGGATGATGGTACTGGGCGTCGGTGTGAAACTCACCGACCGCTAGGTTACCCGGCAGGTGGACCCGGAACGTCGGCACCCGCTGGTAGTAGACGGGCTCGCCGAAGCGCGGCGCGACGACATCACGCAAGAAGTCGACGTAGGCGTCCTGCCAGCGCCCGAAGCTCGCGTAGAACGGGCCGTGCCACGGGCTGGTCTGGTCGGTCTGCCAGGTGTTCAGCTGCAGGTCGGCCGTGAGGCTGGTCAGGTTGTCCACCTCGAGTGACCGCGCTACCCATGTCGGGAACGGGTAGTCCTCCAGCGAGTAGGTGAACATCTTCCACGGGACCGGGATCACGGCAGCATCCACTTCTCGCGGTACAGCTCGGCCGCTACCCGGCACTGCTCGGCGCTGTGCTCGTCGGCGTAGCCCTCCTGGTTGTGGTGCCACGTGTCGACGTCGACGACCACGGCGCGCCGTCCCGCGGCCTTCACCTGCATGCCGATCTCGTCATACCCGTGGAACCACGTGAACCGCGGGTCGAACCGGAGGTTACGCACCAACCACGGCGACAGCACCATCACGCTGCCCTCGATGAGTGTGACGTCGCCCTCACGTGGACCGAAGTCGATGAGTCGGACGTCCGTGCGCTGGTGCCCGACCGGTTCGTGGTTCCACCAGTAGATGGACTCGCCGCCGCCACCCGCGACTCCGACCAGCGCCACGTTCGGGTCGACCAGGGGTGCCACCAGTTTCTTCTCGGCCTCGGGGTCGATGAACTCGAGGTCATCGTGAAGCAGGATGAGGGCCTCCAGGTCGTCGTATCCCCTGGCCGTGTCGAGCAGCTCGTTGTACGGCCGGACGATGCCGGAGTAGCCGAACTTCACGATCAGTCGACGTCCGGCCGTGTACGGCGCGACGTAGCGGTTGAACTTGTCCCAGCTGCCCACGCAGCAGCCGTAGAGGATCACTCGACGAGCTTAGCCCGGCTGTGACGTGGTGGTCGTGAGCGTGCCGTTGACCTGCACGCGGTACACGGCAGCGTCGATGTACTCGCTGAACTCGGTCCGGCTGCCGTCGGGCGAGACCACGACGTAGACCGGCGCCGCGTAGCCACCCGAGGCGACGGCCTGGGCCTGCGCCTCCGTGACGACCGCACGCTTCTGTCCGCATGAACTACACGCCAACTCAGGCCTCCTTCGTCTCGGGCAGCTTGACGCGCCGCACCCGGATCGTTCCGTCTTCGTCCATCGTCGCCAGCGCCTCGCGCACGTGCTCGGCCCGGTCGCTCGTGACGACGCCGGCCGCCACCATGGCGGACCAGTCGGCGTCTCCCGACTGGACCTGTGCGGTCATGCGCGGCACCGGGAAACCCGGCACGTTCACGGCGAGGATCGCGACGAGTCGCAGCCGACCACCGATGCGTCGCCAGTCGCCGGAGAGCACGGCACCGCGCAGCTCGCGGAGGCGTGCGCCCGTGACCTCGGGGCGCAGCGCACCGGCGACCCAGACGCCGTACCGGTCCTCGCCGACACGGACGTCGACGGCGGCGGTGCCCGTGTTGTCGTAGTGCTCGGCCGCGGGTCGCGCGCCGAGTCGCAGGCTGGCGTGACCGGTACCGAGCGTGATCGGACCCACACCGAGGACGTCGCCGTCGCCGGTCTTGAGCTCGCTGCGCATGAAGTACGGGTAGTCGCCCTCGCGCGGCGGGGTGACGCAGCGGTCCTGGAACGTCGTGTGGCACGTCGACCAGAGGCACAGGTGACCGCTCACCCGGCCCGAGTCATCGACGCGCCACGGCGTGGGGCCGTCGAACTTCGGGTCCTCGAACCACTCGCGCGGCGGGTCGACCGGCACACCGGCCGCCACGAGCTGGTCCTCGTCGTCATCGACCAGCTGGATGCAGGCCTCCACGAACGCGGGCAGCGCGACCAGCGTCGCGCCGCGCAGTCGACCCTTGTGAAAGACCACCTTGTCCGGCGGCGGACCGAGAAGCGTCACGACGTCGTCGCTCTTCGACGCGACCTCGTCGCCGTCGCCGAACACCATCTCGACGTCGGCGTTCTTGACCGAGTCGACGTCGACCGACACGCCGCCGGCGATGCCGTTCCGGATCTGCTCGGTGATGGGAGAGTTCGCGAGGATGACGCCGCGTCCCCAGATCTGACCGCTGTCCTCGATGCGTTCGATCTCTTCGATCCGACCGACGACCACGGACTTGGCGTGCTGCGGCTCCGACCGTTCCTGCCACATGAGCGGGATCACGGTCTCATCGGGGTCGGGCCACTCCAGGGCGCCGTCGGCGAACTCACGGCTGTCGCCGGTCTCGACCCCCTCGACGGCGAGGACTCCCTCCCACCGAATGAGCGGTCCCGTGAGCGCTCCGGCACGAGCGACGTCCTCGTCGGAGATCGTGTTGTACGCGACGGTCTCGGCGTTCCGCATGATCCGTGCCGCCTCTGGGTTCACGGGCTTGGGTCCTCCCTTGCGGCGGGACGCGCGTCGAAAGTTGCTGCGCACCTTCCCGGCCTCCTTCTCGGCCTTGTCCTGCGCGCGCTTAGTGCCGACGCCGGTGACCTCCTGATCAGCCGCCGAACCGGGAGCAGCCTGTACGAACCGGCCGTTCTTGGGGCTGTGCTTGACCGGGAACCGCTCGGTCGACTCTTCCTCGACCTCGAGGACTTCTTCGTCAACCTGCATGTCATCATCACGCATGCACTTACCGTTCGGCATCTTGTGGTGCCCGGGTGGACACCCGTCGTTCTCCTTGAGACGCCGGTCCTTGGGCGTCCCCGGGTTCGGCTTGCCGCCGAGTTCGACTACCGTCACGTCGGCCTCCTCGGACGCGTACAGGGCAGCGAGCTGCTTGTTCGCGGAACTTTCTGTTGCGTGGCAACCCGCCACCGTACCATCAGCGTCCTTAACCACGGCGATCGGCTTACCCGCTGGGCAGTCGCTATGATTCTTCGTCTTGTGCCAGGGCATCTAAGTCCTCGATCGGTTCTCCAGAGCACGCACACGTATCACTGTGGGTAAGCGGCGAGGTCTCACGGCGAACCCAGGTCGGCGTGCAGCGACACAGCGGCTGCTCATCGAACAGGACCGTGCAGCGGCAGTTGATGACCTCACCCGGCGGACCCAGGGGGTCGCCGGGAAACCGGAGCTGCGCGCCGCCGACCTCGAACCGACCGTCGAGCGGCACGGTCTGCTCACCGGCCGCCGCGTGCGTCGGTCGCGTCCGGGCGTCGTGCGTGTTGAGCCACGTCTTGGTCTCGAGTCCACGCGCCAACGCCTCCGCGAACGACCCGGCGTTGGACGCGCCGATGACTTCCGTGCGAGCGATCGTGCGGGCGCGTCCGCCGACGTCGGCGACGACTCCGCGGACGCGCTTCGCGAGGTCATCGATCGACTCGCCGGCCTGGAACCCCTCGAGCAGCTCGGTGCGTGCGGTCACCCAGGCGTCGTCGCCGACGCGCTTGAGTCGGTTGCTCGCGCCGGCCAGCCACTCCTGCGCCCCGACCGGCAGGACGTCCGGCGCCGCCGGCGAGACCGCACCGACCGCCAGCGCGACGCCCCGCGCTCCCGACCGCCAGGTCTCATCGAGCAGCGGCAGCAGCTCCTCGGCGACCTGGGTCGCCCAGAGGGTCCGGATCTGACCGAGGTCATCGGGCGAGACGTACGGCTCACCGGCCGGTGCCGGCTCGGCCGCGGCCGCGGTGACCTGCCCGATGACCGACGTGACCGGTCGCAGCGCCCGCTTAAGCGCGCGGATGACGACGGCCTCGAATGCAGCCTCGAGTCGCTCGGCCCACGCGATGTGCAACTTCACCGCGCCGAGTCGGGCGACATCGACGTCGGTCACGCCGCGACCTCTTGCACGACACAGATACCGCGGAGCGTCGCCGCTAGACCGGCACGCTCGTACTGCAGTTCGTGCTGTAGAAGCTGCCGGCAGTAGCCCTCGAGGCGGTCGATGGTACACGCCGGGTCGAGACCGATGTCCGCTAGCGTGAGACGCGCGTGCTCCCACGCGCCCTCGAACACCGGCGTCTTGCTCTTACCGGTCTGGCGGTTGCGCGCCAGCGCGTAGGCCCGCAGTACGTGCCCCTCCAGCACCAGGAGGCGCGGCAGGTCCAGCTCGGCCGTACCCGGCTCGGGCGCCGCGTCGTCACGCGTCCGAGGCTGGGTCTGCGACTCGGCGCCGGACTCGGGTTCACCCGCCGGTTCCTCGCCCTCGCCGCTGGCGGCCGGCGCGGCCGTGGGTACGACCACGGGCTGTGGTACGTCGATGCCGAGCCCCTCCATCGCCATCGTCGCGAGTTGCGGGTTCGAGACGTTCTTCTTGAACGCCCAGTTGGCGAGCTCCTCCTCATCGGGTTCGTCACCCTCATCGAAGCCGGTCTCACGCCGCAGCGCGTCGCCGTCGATCTCGCCGCGGTCATAGAGCTGCATTGCGTCGTCCGACCGGTCGGGTCGCGCCGCGAGCTCCGACGTGTCGGCCCAGACGATGAACTCGTCCGCGTCCTCCTCGGAGGCCTGGAGGACCGGGCGGAGGTAGCCCTCCGTCAGCGCGTTCGTGATCAGCTCGAGCAGCGGCTCCGCGTGAACCTTGACCGCGGACTCCTCGATCTGCCACTGGCCCCAGTGGTTGACGTCGCCCATGCCGGTGAGGATCTCGGCGGGTATGTCGAGCGCGATCGAGACCTGCCGCAGCGCGGACTCTCGCATCGCGAGCACCTTGTCCGACAGCTCACTCGCCCAGGTCACGAGCTTGAACTTGTCGGCGTAGTCGCCCGGGACCTCGATCGGGATGGGAACGATCTGCGCGGCCGTGCCCGGCTGGCGGACCGCGGTCATCATGACCTCCATGACCTCGGTCACGAAGGGGTGTGGGCTGTCGGTCTCGCCGCCGGCGGGAGTCGACACCGTCGGAAACCGCGCCTCCTGTGGAAAGATGAAGAGACCTGCGCCGGACAACCGTGAGACGAGCACGGCCTCGATGTACTGGCCGATGCGACGCAGCTCTCGCAGCGCGCCGAGTGCCGCACGTGTCGGCGAGTCGGCCTCCCAGTAGAACCGCTCGTGCGGTCGCCAGATGCGGACCACCAGGCTGTCATCGGGCAGCGGCTTCCACGCGCCGGCGGCCTCCTGGACCTCGTAGACGGCCGCGCTGATCGGCGTCGCCGGGGCCTTCTGCTTGATGCAGTCGGCGCTGAGGACGCGCCACGTGTCGGAGTCACCCTGCTCGCCGACGAGGTAGCCGACGCCCGGTACCGTGAGCTGGACTGCCAGCGACCGTAGGAGCTGCGTCTGCCCGCCGATGCCGCCGGCCAGCGCCGCGACCGCGTCGGCGGCCGGTCCTACGTCGATGACCTCGGGTTCGTCGCCGCCGTCCGAGATCCGGGCGGCCTGCAGCCTCGCCTTCGAGATCATGTTCGCGATCCACGTGACCCCGTACCGCAGCGGCCCGGACTCGTCATAGAAGCTCCACGCCTCGTCCTGCCAGTTCTTCCGTTGGCGCTCTGGGTCGTCCGCGCGCTCGCCCGTGAGCATGTGCGCCGCGGCCACCAGTGAACTCGGCTTCTTTCCGTTGGCGCTAACCATTCAGAGTCCTAACCGTGGCCGAATTCTTGAGTGCGACGCTGCGCACCGCGTCGATGACCTCGACCAGCGAGCCCGCGAAGCTGGCCGTTCCCAGCCAGAGCAGCACGGGTAGCCGCACGGCGTCGGCGACCGCGAGCGCCAGCGTGACCAGACCAGCTACGTAGAAGGCGGTGCAGTACGCGCACGTCACGAGGTAGGCCGGTGCGCTTCCCTCCCCGAAGGCATCCACGACCGATTCACGTGCCCAGCGCACGGGTGGGAAGTCGCTGCGGGTCAGCACATATGTGATGTAGTGCACGGTCAGCGCCGTCACCGCTAGGACGTACGGTGCCATCGCCGCTAGACACTAGCACCACAAG